CGAATAATGCTTAGAAAGAGGAATGCCTCTGGATTCAAGACGTTTAAGCTTAAATAGTAAATCCTGTTTTTCCGCATTACTTTCGGAGTGATATACAGGGCGACTGCCGATTTCCTGTGCTCTCTGGAAAGCGGGTTTAAAGGCAGACGCAACTGGCTCGTTTTCACGCTGAACGGAAAAGTTAATCTTAACATCGTCATCGTCACTATCATCAATAATATTCTTGAAAGAGACATCGTTCGATGTTGTCATATCTACCTTATCTGTTGGGGAAACAGGACGAGATTTAGAAGGGTCAATAAGAAGATCAAATTCATTGTCATCCTCTCCACCACCGGAATCATTCATAAGTCCAAGGTCAAAATTTATTTCTTCGGCAGCAATATTATCGAGAGACATATTAAATAATTTAATTATACTTTTATGAAATGTTTATTTTTATATGTTTTTAACGCACTTTGAATTTTTATAGGCCAACGATTGTAAAATAACATCGGCTAAATCATCTTTTTTTGTTTCGAGTTTAAATTTTTCTAAAAAATCTGTCATTTCACTTATTAATTTCATAACAACTTTAATGGATGTTAGCTTATTTTCTTTATATGTTTTAGGAACACTTTCAATTAAACCCTGTTTTTTACAATATTTAAGTTTTTCGGAAGCATTTATAAAATCCACATTAATTTCAGGAAATTTCAATTGTAAATATGTAAATAATATCATTTGAATAGATTTCATTTTTGGATTTTTCATTACAGGTTGATTTTCTATAACAATATGTGTAATTTCATCATTTAAAAATTCATCAAAATGTTTTTTTAAATTAAAAAGTGTTTTTTTATAATCTATTTGATTTGTTTTTTTAATTTTTTTAATTTTTAAATGTTTTTTAATCGCATCCTTAATAATTTTTGATGTGTTTTTGGGATCAATTTCTATATTATTTATATTACAACATTCAATTAAATCTGGTTTTGTCATATGTAGATATTTTGAACATACATAGTCTAAATCAGTATAACTTTTATTGATGTCTATATTTTTCCAAGAAATTATGTTAAACTTATCATCGTCATTTATATCAATTATAACATATGATAAATTATTGATTCCAACGTCAATTGATAGGATTCTCATTTTTTAATATATATAATTATAATAATATGGTATTTAATAACACACCTGTTACATATAAAGGTAAGACGCGACGCTTACCTAAACGCTATTTAAGTAATTTAAAAGGAACTGATCTTAAAAAACAAATAAAATCAATATTTGAAGGAAAAACGCGCCCTATTATCAAATCGAGAAAAGCACGCAAGTCAACTTGGACCGCTAAATTTGATCGTGAATATGGTGATGAAATAGCAAAACTCAAAGGTGGAAAGACATTAAAGAACATTTCGAAGGTTTCTGGAATACCCGAGAAAGGATTAAAAGAAGTATATGACAAAGGTGCAGCTGCATATTACACAGGAGGTTCAAGGCCATCGCAAACAAGTTCTTCTTGGGCTTACGCTCGTGTTTATAGTTATATAATGGGAGGAAATACTCGCAAAGTAGATAAAGAAGTTACAGAAAAATATAATGTTAAATTCAAGCATTAGGCTTTAACAATCTTTTTGAATTTTTCATAAGGAATTTGACAAGCATTTGAAACATCTTTCATTTTAATAAATTTTTCAAGTTCTACCTCTCTAACGGAGTTATATATAATTGAACCTATATTTTCAATAAGTGTCCCTTTTTTTTCATATTGCAATTCTTTTGTTTTTTCCATAATTAGTTTTTTATGTTCTTGCGATAATTTTAGATTATTTCGTAGAATAGTAACGTATCTATCAATACTCTTATCAATTGTGCTAAGATCCTGAACTGTTATTTCAAGTTGTTGTAAATAATTATTAAGATTTTTAAGTCCTTTTGTAAAAACTTTTTTATCTATTTCAACAACATTACAAATATCATTTGGTAAAATTAATAGATTATTCATTTTACACGTTAAGTAAATAACAGCAGCAAATAGGCCTAATCTTGGACTTCCACGATTAATTCTAATACTTTTAATTTTGAAATAGAAATGTTTTACAGATTCAAAAATCCTTTTACCAAGTTTCAATGTATTGCAATATCTCTGTAATTGCATAAATGTAATGTATAACGCCCGCTCGTTATGTGGCATTGAGATCCAAGTATGAACCTTTTTAAGACGAAAATCCGCATCGTTTTTTGGATTTTTCATAAACGTTGCCTGACTTGACTCTTTCATATATTTATCTATTACAACGTGTTGAGAATTTGCATCGCCGACATAATCGCCTGTCTTATTGAATTTAGACACATTTTCAGCATTAGATATAATATTCATATTAAGAACTGTACCACAAGAAGGACAAAGTGTCATACATTCAAACAGTTCTCCATATTTTTGGCATTTGTTACAAAAAGGAATTTCATTTGGTAATTCAGAAACTGTCTTATCCTCATTAAGAGAAAATGATTTAATCAATTCTTCGAAGTCCTCCATGTTTATTTCTATTTTCTGTCAAAATATCATATAATTTTTCAAAACATTTTTTGTTTTTTTATTAGGAATTTTATTTCAATTTTGAAATTTCTTTTAGTGCTCATTGCGATTCCTTACGATTGTCATTGAAAAATATGTATGTATTATATGTATGAAAAAGGTAATATTTATAATATTTGTAATATTTATACTAATTCTTTTTATATCATATGTTAAATGTTCAAAGGAAAATTTCATGACAAAAAAAGAAATGATAAATAAATGTGATTATTTCTATGATGATGATAAACGTGTAAGAGATATTATTATAATCCCTAATATTATATCATCACAGGAATGTGATAAAATAATCAAAGAGGCAAAAAGATATGCTTCAAAAAATTCGTGGGAAAAAAATAGACATTCGGAATATCCGACCACAGATAATGAACTCGATAATTCGTGGTTATGTTACAATATGATTATTTCAAAAATATACAAAAATATGATTCCAAAGTTTTCAAAAAAATTTGATATAGATGAAAGTGTTATAGGAGTTAAAGAGATTTTTGTCGCAAAGTATTCAGTAAATGGTCAAAAGAAACTTGAGGAGCATAAAGATGGTTCAGAACTTAGTTTTGTTATAGCATTAAACGATGAGTATACAGGTGGAGGAACATATTTTACTAAATTAAATCGAAAAGTGAGACTTCCAAAAGGTTCATGTGTTTTGTTTTCTGGAAGAGAATCACACAAAGGTTTAGAAATCACCAATGGAACACGATATATCTTAACTGGATTTCTCAATATTTTCAATGAAAATTTTTGTGAAGATCACGACTTTTGAATTATTCTCTATTTAATTAGGAATTTAGATCTATAATTACATACTTTGATTCATTATTCCGAAAATCCCAAAGAAATTTTTTATTTTTGTAAATTTTTTTGTAAATAGTGGTATTAATGTTGTTTCCTATTTTTATGTTATTTTCATTACATACCTGTTTACACATAGTTTCGACAATTCCATATTGATTAAACGTGTATTTTACATTGTCTCTCTTCAACCAAAATAAAAGAGCATTCTCCGTCGAATGAATTAATATTACACATTTCCCAATAGTTTTTACAAAATGAACGATGTAATTCCAAAAAGTTGTACCAAAGCCTTTATTCTTTTCATAAGAACAAAACCATAGAATTTCTACACAGTAAATATGGACGTTCAACACACAAAATCCCTTTATCCCTTGACAATCCTCATAATACACTACAATAGGGACACGCTTATAATTTATTAAATTTATGTTATTACATAAGTTTTCAAAAAGTGTGCAATAACTTTCGCCGAAAATTTCACAGAATTTGTGTGTTAGGGAAACATTAGAATTTGAATGTAATATTTTCAAATTTGTGTAAATATTTTGAATATGATTGTTATAGTCAATTCTCAAATTGTCAATACTTGAAATTTTCTTCATTTATACTTTTATACAAATTAAATAAAAAAAATCAAAACATTTTTCAAAAATTTATAAGGAAATTTATATTGGTGGTGCAGGATTAATCAATAAATTGTGACCTAGAATATCTTCATTATTATAAATTACTTGTATAGATAATGGTTCGAAATAATTTAAAACAGTCAAAGTTACTGGAACATCATAGAAATTATAAGAATTTCCATCAAGTGCTGTTTTTGTTGTATTTATGACACCCGTGTATGTTAATGAGGATGTTTCATTATTATTTAATATTGCGATTGCAATTTGATCTGTGCTATTTAAAATATATTCTGAACCTATTGATGGAACTATGTATTTTGTATTAGGATTATAAATATTTATTTCTTGTGTATTCGAACTTGTTATTTTTAAATTATTAAAAACACCCGATATAATATTGATCTCATTTTCTAATGGGCTAATATCAAGCTCTTCAATAGTTTCATTCAAAGAAACTGATACAGGTTCAGGTTCAGGTTCAGGTTCTGGCTCTGGCTCTGGCTCTGGCTCAGGCTCAGGTTCAGGTTCCCAAAATTCGGGTTCAGGTTCTGGT